TTTCCGCACAATCGAGGAGATCTCGCGCTGGTCGCGGCTGACCCATGAGGAACGTGCCAGCATCATGGCAGACCTGCCCGACCGTGCCCCCCGGCTGAAGAAGCGCCGCGGCGGGCGGATGGCGCGTTTGGATCGCTGATCCCGCGACCAGGCTTCTGGTAGGCCCGGAGGAACAGATAGCCGCCAGGATTTCCAAGAAGTTGGCGCGGCGAACCTTGGAATTTTGGCTGTTGAAGACAATAGCGAAAATGCCCCGTTGGCGAACCGTCGCTGCGGCAATCTTTGCGGTGATCTGACCTGTTCGTATTGCGCCGAGTTGGCGGCCGACACAGACATCGCCTTACAGCCCGAAGACATTGACGCCAGGTGGAAGGCTGCGGTTGATCTGGCCGAGGCGATCGGCGAGGCGCATCCCGACGACGCTGTGCAAATCATGTCGGCGGCCTTGATCGACCTGACCACGGGGCGCGGCTGGCCTGACATTTTCCTATCGGCGAAGGAAGACGCCGAATGGTGGGCCTCGATCGCGGCCCCGGAGGTTCTGGAAGCGGCCCTTTCGGCCGTCCTCGACAACCTCGGCAATCGGGCGATGCACTTGAAGACCCGCAAGCGTCTGTTCCTGACGCTGTGGCGCAACTTCGGCCAGGCTGACCGCGACCGCTTCCTTGCCTTTGCGAAGGGGGAAGCGTGATGCAGATCGAGCGTCTTGACCGACTGTCGGTCAGCCCCGCCTTGGTTGACGAGATGGCGCTGCACGTCCGGGTCGATTATCCCGAACTAATCAGCGAGGCGCTGCGCATGGCCGACGCCGCCGCGATCGAGCTAGAGCACTACGCCTCGATTGCGATCTTCAATCAGTCGATCCGCGTCACCCTGGCCGAATGGGGCGACCGCGAGAGCCTGGCGCTGCCGGTCGCCCCCTACATGGACAGCGCCCCGCTCGCCGTCACGATCGCCGCAAGCCCGGTCACGAGCTTTGCCGTGATCCATGGTCTTCGCCCGAGCCTGCGCCTGACTGGGGTCGTTCCCGAAGGTGAGGTTGTCGTGACCTACACGGCGGGCTTTGGCGCTGACCTTACTGCGGTGCCGCGCGATATCCGCCACGCGATCCTCGACCAGGCCGGGCTGATGTTCGACCAGCGTAGCGCCGAGCTGAAGGGCACGGGCATGTCGCCCCATATGGCGCGCATTGCTGCCAGGTATCGGAGGGTCGGCATATGAGCGGCCGCACGCTGGACGAGCTGCTTTTCCATTGGCGCGCGGTGATCGGTGCCGCGCCCAAGGGCTTCCCCAGGGACTTTGCGCTGTCGATCCAGAAGCAGCGCAAGCGCAAGGACTGGAAGCCCAGCACGAAGCAAGAGGCGCTGATGCGCCAGATGGTGGCCGAGCTGTTCACACACCGCGAGGCCGGAGAGGTCCAATTGATCGAGGGAAAGGCTTGAAAAGGAAAAGCCCGGCGTTGCCGCGCCGGGCCGATGTGTGCGGGAGGGGTCAGACAGTGGCCGCCCACATCGAATGCATACCACGCGTCCGGGTCAAATGCAAAGGGCAGTCCGAAAGAGCGAAGCCCGACCCGCTGCACAGCGCCAGACGTGCAGGAAGTAGCGCTCAACTCACCGGCGATGGCGCGCGCACGGTGAGGCCCTGAACGGCGGCCCGGCTCCGGCCAACAGGCAAGACCGTGCGGGCATAGGGACAGCCGCAGCCAAGTGCTGTGGTCTGTCTTCCTATGCCCGTCACAACAACCCTCACCATCCAACAGGATGGGAAGAAAGAAAAAAGAGCGCGACGCTCGAGCGAAGAGAAGGCGAAGGAAGCAACGACGATGACGATGTACGGCCCAGTGATCGGCGATCTGTTCGGCGAAAATGGTCCCAATGCCCGGCTTTCCTCGGCGACAGGAGACCGTGGTGTGGAGTCATTCGTTTTCGCGCAGCGGTCGGGCGATGAACCTTCGACGCCCGCCGAGCGAGCCATGCAATTCATGCATAGCCTGCGGATCCCGGAAGGCCCGAATTCGGGCAATCCTGTTGTTCTCGCACCGTTCCAGCGCCGCTTTGTCGAGGGTGCCATGGCAGACGGCATCGCTGCAGCTGTTCTGAGCATCGGACGCGGCAACGCCAAAACTGCCCTCTCGGCAGGCATCGCCCTCGGCGCCCTGGTCGGGGCGTGGGACCGCCAGGCGCGGCGGGAAATCCTGATCGCCGCCCGGACGCGCGACCAAGGCAAGACGGCCTATGACTTCGCGGCCGGCTTCTGCAAGTCGCTGCCGCTCGAGGTGCAGAAACGGCTGATCTTCCGCCGGGCCCCCCGCCTTGAAATCGAGTACGAAGGCGACGGCGGCGGGCACGTTCTGCGCGTGATCGCAGCGGATGGCAAATCCGTGCTGGGCGGTGCCCCGACCATGTGCATCATGGACGAGCGCGGCCATTGGGCGCTCGATCGCGGCGACGAGCTCGAGGCGGCCCTGCGCTCGGGGCTTGGCAAGCGTGGCGGCCGGGCGTTCATCATCAGCACCTCGGCCAGCGACGACACGCACCCGTTTTCCCGGTGGATCGATGATCCGGTGCCCGGCAGCTACGTCCAGGAGCATCGCCCCGCGCCAGGCTTGCCGGCCGACGATCCGGAGTCGCTGTTGCTGGCGAACCCCGGTTCCGAATACGGCATTGGCGCCTCGCTGGAATGGCTCGAGGCCGAGGCCCGCCGGGCGATCGCGCGAGGCGGTTCGAGCCTCACGAGCTTCCGCCTCTACAACCGCAATGAGCGAGTCTCGGGCGAGACCCGGGATCTGCTGATCACGATGGACGAATGGCAAGCCTGCGAGGTGCACGAGCTGCCCCCCCGTGAGGGCTCTGTCGTGATCGGAATCGACCTGGGCGGCTCGGCCAGCATGACGGCTGCCGCCTTCTACTGGCCGCAGACGGGCCGGCTCGAATGCCTGGGCACGTTCCCCAGCCAGCCCACCCTGCTCGATCGCGGCCAGATGGATGGTGTCGGCAACCGCTACGTTGCGATGCAGGACCGGGGCGAGCTGTTCGTGCTGGGCGACAAGACCGTGCCCGTAGCACCTTGGCTGATCGAGGTGATGCGCCATGTCGAGGATCAGCCAGTTGCGGCGATCACCATGGACAGGTTCAAGGGCGCCGAGCTGGGAGAGGCCATTGCTCGGGCCGGCATCCGGGCGCCCCTGGTGTGGCGCGGCCAGGGCTTCCGGGACGGGGGCGAGGACTGCGAGCGGTTCCGCCGGGCCGCCTTTGACGGCCAGGTGAAGGCCCTGCCGTCGCTCCTGCTGCGCTCGGCCTTCTCCGATGCCGTGTGCCTGCGCGATCCGGCGAACAACCTGAAACTCGCCAAGGCCCGATCGACGGGCCGGATCGACGCTGCGGCCGCCACTGTGCTGGCCGTCGCCCAGGGCGCCCGCCTGGCCGCAGTCCCGCAGAAGAAGGCGAGACTGCTATGGGCCTGAGCATCCGTAAGGAACACCATCGCCATTCCAAGCGCGTCACCCGCGGCGAACGCTGGCGCACCCTTCGGATGGCAGTCCTCGAGCGCGACGCGTTCCGCTGCAAGAGCTGCGGCTGTGCCGGCCGCCTCGAGGTGGATCACATCAAGCCAGTCCGGACGCATCCCGAGCTGGCCTATGAGCCCACGAATTGCCAGGCGCTTTGCCCGTCCTGTCACACCCGAAAGACCCGGATCGAGTGCGGGCATCCCCCGCCCCGTGAAGACCGCCAAGCATGGCGCGATGCCGTGGCCCAGCTCGAACGGCCCGGCAAACCCAACCCCAAGCAGTCAGGAGAACCCAATGCTTGAATCCGTGAAGATCACCCGGCGGCAAAGTGAAATCCGCCAACAGCTCTCGGCCCTGGTCGGCAAGCCGACCCCGACCGAGAACGAGACCCGTTCGATGGAGCAGCTCGATTCCGAGTACCGGGCGAACGAAACCCGGTATCGCGCGGCCCTGATTGCAGAAGATACCGAACGCCGGGACGCCGGGGGCGAGCTGGAGACCCGTGCCGGCCGGGAATGGGACGAGCTGGTGGCGGGCTTCGAAATGCGCCAGGTTGCGCTGGCCCTGGACGAGGGCCGGGCGCTGACGGGTCGCACCCTCGAGGTTGTGACCGAGTTGCGCAGCCGTGGCGGCTATCGCGGGATGCCTGTCCCGCTGGCGGCGATCGAGCGGCGCGCCGGTGAGACGGTTGCCTCGGGCACCCCGAACCCGATCGGCACCCGTCCGATCATCGACCGGCTGTTTCCGGACAGCGTGGCGGCCCGCATGGGCGCGCAGATGATCGCGATCGACACTGGTGCCCTTGAATGGCCCGTGACCACCTCGGCCGTCACCGCCGGCTGGCAGGCCACGGAAACCGGCGGGGTTGCCGGCCCGACCGCCTTTGCCACCACTGACCGCGCCATGGCACCGAACAACACCCTCGGCGTTCAGATGCGGATCACTCGCAAAGCGCTTCTGCAAACCGGCTCGGCCCTCGAGGATGCCGTTCGGCGGGACATGAACGGCGCAATCGCACAGGCCATGGACAAGGCGGTTTTCCTTGGCGCCGGTTCGTCGGGTGAGCCTCTGGGCGTCCTCACCACGCCGGCGACCTACGGCATCACGGCGACGGCGATCGGCGAGATCGCGTACTGGTCGGTCTTCCGGGCAGCGGTGCAGCGGTTCATGCTTGCGAACGCGGCCGGTTCGCCTGGCGCAGTCAAGCTGATGATCCGCCCCGAAATCTGGTCGGTGATGGACGACTCGCTGATCACGGGCACGGCGGTTTCCGAATGGGACCGGATGCTGGGCAATATCCCGGCCGAGAACATCGCCATGACAACCAATGCGCTGGCCGCCCCGTCCGGTTCGCCGCTCGCCTGCTCGGCGCTGCTGACCACGAATGCCGGCGGTGTGTCCCCGATCTTCGTCGGCACCTGGGGCGCGGTTGACCTGATCCGCGACCCGTACAGCGACGCGGCCTCGGGCGGCCTTCGTCTGACCGCACTGACCACCATGGACGTGACGGTTGCGCGCGGGGCGCAGCTCCAAGTTCTGACCGGCATGCGGCTCGCCTGATGCTGTGGGGCATGACACTCGGCACCCTTGAGGTGCGGGCCGAGGGCGGGGAAACCCGCCTTCGCGCCAGCTTTCCCTATGGGCGGGAAACCAACCTGGCCGAAGGGCGGGCCGAAGTGATCGCGCCCCGGGCCTTTGCCAAGCGGATCGAGGCAGGCGAGGACATTCACCTGCTGTTCGGTCACGACTATGACCGGCCCCTTGCATCGCGGGCGGCCGGTTCGCTCACCCTTCGGGACGCAGACGATGCGCTGCACCTCGAGGCCCGCGTGGCGCCGGACACGAGCTGGGCGCGCGACTTCCTTGCGGCCCATTCTGCCGGCCTGATCCGAGGCCTTTCGCCCGGCTTCCGCGTTCCGCCTGGCGGCGATGCTGTCGAGCGGCGCGGCTCTGGCTTGCTGCGCACGGTCAAGGCGGCCGAGTTGTTCGAGCTGAGCGCTGTGACCGTGCCAGCCTATGACGCCGCACAGATCGAGGCGCGGTCCTGGGCGGCGGCCGATCCCGGCAACTACCTGGCCGGCGGCCTGCACCGCACCCTCAACCGTTGGAGACCCTGATGTTCGGATGGTTCAAGAAGCGAGAGAAGCGTTCGACGGGCTCGAGCTACACCGCCCAGGTGATGGCCGCCCGGGGCGCCATGATCACCGGACGAAGCGGCCTGGCCGAGCTGACGGCCACGGTCGCAAGCTGCGTCAGCCTGTGGGAACACGGCTTTGCCCTGGCCGATGTGGCCGGGGCGCCCTTCCTCGATCGGCCCACCATGGCGCTGATCGCCCGTTCCTGCGCCTTGCGGGGCGAATCCGTGATGCTGATCCGGCCCGAGGGCCTGGTGCCCTGCCACGACTGGGATTTGACTACCAGGAACGGCCAGCCGCGCGCCTATCGCCTGAATGTGGCCGAGGCCGGCGGCGGCTATACCGTCACCGCCCTGGCGGCCGAGGTTCTGCACCTGCGGATCGGGGCAGACCCTATGGCGCCCTGGTCGGGTGTGGCCCCGCTGCGCCGGGCCAGCCTGACCGCCGGCTTGCTCGAGGTGCTGGAAACGGCCCTGAGCGAGACCTACCAGAACGCGCCGCTCGGCTCGCTGATCGTGCCTTTGCCCGACAGCACGCCCGACGACATGGCGGCTATGCGATCGGCCTTCCGGGGCCGCCGGGGCAACAGCCTGATTGTCGAGGGGGTTGCCCAGGCGACAGCGGCAGGGATGAACCCGCAGCTCGGCCAGCGACTGGAACAGCTTTCCCCGGACCTGTCGCGCAGCATGACGGGCGAGACCCTGGCGGCGGCACGGGAAGCAATCTGCATGGCCTTCGGTGTTCTGCCCGGGCTGTTCAACCCGGCGACCACCGGCCCGATGGTGCGAGAGGCGCAGCGCCACCTGGCGGGCTGGATCCTCGAGCCCATGGCGCAAACGCTGGCGTACGAGGCGGCCCGCAAGTTCGGCACCATGGTCCGGATCGACGTGGGCCGCCCCTTGCAAGCCTTCGACGCCGGCGGCCGCGCGCGTGCCCTGTCGGCCCTGGTCGAGGCCATGGGCCGCGCCAAGGAGCTGGGCCTGTCGGCTGAGGAAGTGAACAACGCGCTTCTGGCCGTCAACTGGGGAGGTGGCGATGCAAACGCCTGAGGATGAAATCCAGCTGCGCCGCCTGACTTCGGTGCGAACCTCGGCCATCAAGGGCGATGCACAGAACGCTGTGGTTGCGTTCACGTCAGGCTCCGAGGTGTGGCATGTGCTGATCAGCATCGATGATCTGGCGACCCTTGGCCGCCGGATGGTGCAGGACGCAGCGCTGCTTAAGCCGCCTGCCGATCTGGACGAGCGGATTGCCAGGGTCGGAGGTTACTGAGAAAGGCAGGGTGCGCCTGGTGTTGGACGTAGACCAAAGCACCCCCGTAAGTCGGTGAGTGGGTAAACCCTGACAGCGCGCGGCCTTTTCTCCATGAAGGCGCGGCGCGCGATCGGTGAAGGGAGCAAGGGCCGTCCCGGCGTGAGGCTGGGGCGGCCGGCTCCTAGAGGCGAACAACCTTCGTGTCGCTGATCCATCGAGCCATGGCATCGTCAAGTTGGTGAAGAATCTGCTCCGCCCTGTCGTATTCCCTATTCCGGATGAATTCGGTCATCGCCATGTGAAGCCCGCGTCGCATGTCTTCGACGGCATCCACGGCTTGTTGATTTGCAACCTTCATTTCTCGCTCCTTGCCGGATTCTGGTTAAACGACGCGATGTAACCTCGCGCCTTGGATATCTCGCTGCGTGCCCAGTCCGGATGCTTTGCGGCATAGCCATTTGCTAGGCCAAGAAGGTGCCTGATATTGTCGTCAGGACAAAGCCGGAAGGCGGCCTTTACCGCATCTTTGCGCGCCGAAGCGTTCGGAAACCTCGCAATGAATAGGAGGTCCTCCACTTCGTCTATCAGAGCTGAGAGCTGCGCCTGGTTCATTTCCTCAGCCGCACTCCCGGTCCTTCACCATTCGATGCCACGAAAATCACGCCCGCTGCTTCTAGTGCATGGATGATCGCCAAAGCCGTTTCAGCCCGTCCGCCAATCTCACCAGTCGATGCCTCGAGACGCTTAACTGTGGGGATGGAAACACCCGATGAATTCGCCAGGTCTGTCTGCGACCAGCGAAGCAGTGCACGAGCGGCCTTGATCTGCTCTATTGATACTTTTGGTATTGACACTGCTAGGCCTGCCATGATGATACTTTTGGTATTAAACACCTTTGCGGGGGCTAACGCAATGACTACCACAACCGTCACTTCGGCGGCCGATACCGGCTTGCCATCCATCGAGGAACTTCGCGACCTGTCTTACCTGGTCGAAGGTCTGATTGTCGCGGCCGACGAAATGTCCGACCGGCTCGGGCCGAGAGGCACCCCTATCTTCGCCTGTATCGTCTCCGCCCGCCCGATTGCCGAGCGCCTGGCGAAGGGTCTGGATCAGATCAGTTCGGAGGCAAAGGAATGACCCTTTCCGCGATTACCCGCCGTGTGCTGCTCGCCTCGCCCGCAGCCGTTGCCGCATCGTCGGCTTTCCCGTCAACGCCCAAGCCGGCCGAGGACGACCGCGCGCGCATGATCCAGGTGATCGAACAGCTCGAGGCGTGGCAAGGCTGGGAAGCATCATGCGTTTGTGCCGCCAAAGCCTTCGCCGCCTGGCAAATGCGCCGGGCGCTCGGCCTCGAGCTGCCCGATCCGGAAACCGCCAAGCTGCATGTGGAGTATCAGACCAGCCGCTTTGCCGACTATCGCCGGTCACTCCTGTTCGATCGCGATCTTGCAGCAGGCAGGCACTACGAATTCGCCCCGTTCGAAAGGTCGCTGGAATGACGGCCAGGTTCTGCAGAACATCGCCCGGCACCTTCAAACGCGAAGCACACAAATGGTCGTTGACCGGCCGTCTATTGCTTGCTACACAAAATGCATGAAACGCGCGGCCTTCAACCAGCTCATAGCCGACACCTTTTCCACTCCGGTGGAGACAATCGTCGTCTACACCCGCAACCTCAAGGAAGCCGGGTTCTTGACATCGACCGGCGCGAGAGGTCGCGCCGCACCGGACATGACCCCGCTGGACGCCGCCCGGACCATAATTGCGCTGCTAACTTGCGAAGGCCCGCGCCAAGCCGTCGATCGCGTGAAACGTTTTGGCGCGGCACCTTACTCGCCGTACTTCAAGCGCCATCTTCCGGGCTACGAAACCATACAGCCCGAGGAGTTCTCGAAGCTGTTTCAGGGTGAATGTCTAGAGGACGTACTAGCGTACATCATCGGCCTGCCGCAGACGATCGGGATCCAAGCTGCCTCTAAATGGTTTAATGATAACGTCTTCCATCTCCGCATTCTGGACTTTGAGGTTCTGGCCGAGTTGTACAACTGGGTCTTCCAGGACGGTGAAATCGTCAAAGAGCGTGTCGTTCCCTTCAAGGGTGCCACCTGGACCCGTACCGAAGACGGCTGGAAGCCTGTCGAGGGGTTCGAACGCATCACCGGCAGCATACGGACGGAGCGCTCCATTTCTTCTCTGAGCCTTCTTGCCACAGGCATCCCACTTGCGATGGACCAATAATGGCGAACACCCGAGCTGCCATCAAAAAGGCCGACCTGAAACGCATCGCAACTGCTATGCGAGAGGGTGGCGTGAAAGCCTACCGGGTAGAGGTCAACCCGGCTGACGGGAAGTTTTCGGTCATCGTCGGGCGCGATAGCGGAGCCGCAAGCGCCGACGAGAACGATTGGGACGCACATGGCCAAGAAGCTTGATCGGTTCCCCAAAGCCAAGAGCTACCCCGACCGCCACGGCAAGCGCCGGTGGCGCTATCGTGTGAAGGGCTTCACCGTCGAGTTGGGCACAGAATGGGGCTCCGAGGATTTCTGCCGGCGCTATGCGGAAGCAGAGAACCGCGTGAAACCCACCTCCGGAGCCTCGCGCACTGTACCCGGCAGCTTCAACGACCTAGCTGTGCGTTTCTACCAACTGCACTTGCCGACAGTTGGCGAAAGCACCGCGAAGGATTATCGCGCCGCGATCGAACCGCTGCGGGAAAAGCACGGCAACAAGCGGGTCGCTCACCTCCAGCGCCGTCATGTCTTGGCCATCAAGGCCGAAATGGCTGCGACGCCGCAGCAGGCGAACAAGACCCTGAAGCGCCTGTCGCAGATGATGGACCTTGCCATTGAATTGGAATGGCGCACCGACAACCCCGTGAAGGGCGTGAAACGGTTCCCGGTGAACCCCGAAGGCTTCCACACTTGGGATGAGGGCGAGATTGCCCAGTTCTACAAGGTTCACGAGATGGGCTCAGTCGCCCATTTGGCGATGACGCTCATGCTGTACACAGGCGCTGCGAAGTGTGACGCCGTGAAGCTTGGGAAGGCGAACCTTCGTGACGGCCGGATCGTCTATCGTCGCCGCAAGACAAGAAAGAACCCTGACGGCTTCGAGGTGAACATTCCCGTTCACCCTTACCTCGAGGAAACTCTGCGGCATGTGCGGGCGGATGCGTTCACCTTCCTTGAGACGGCACAGCGCAAGTCGCGGTCGGAGAAGGGGCTTGGCTCGTCGATGCGCGAATGGTGCGACAAAGCAGGGCTACCGCTCTGCGCATCGCATGGACTGCGCAAGGCGATCTGCCGGCGTATCGCCGAGATCGAGGGTGATGTGTTCAAGGTTATGGCGGTGAGCGGCCACAAGAATCTCAAAGAGGCGCAGCGCTATTGCGACCAATTCGGCCGCCAACAGAAGGCAACTGCCGCCATTTCGAGCCTTCCCAGTGGGGGCAATCGTGAACAAAACTTGACGAACCACCCCCAAAGGTTCGTCAAGAAATCCCCTAACCCTCTGCCAAGAAAGGGATAAAAATGGGATTTGGTAGGCCCGGAGGGACTTGAACCCCCAACCAAGGCGTTATGAGCGCCCTGCTCTGACCATTGAGCTACAGGCCCGAAGCTGGTCACGGCATAAGGGGGCGGAAGCGGTTGGTCAAGCGATGCTGGCCAGGTACGGACCGCTCGCCCGGGGAGGGCGGCGCGTTGCACCGGGGGGCCGGATCGTCTATGGGG